ACGTGTGTTCTTCCGATCTGGCAAGCCGCACATACCGCAAAGGATTTACTACCACTAACAAAACCAAACTTTCAGTATGCGCTAATTTTAAGAGCATAATTGAACAAAAGAAATTACACGTTGCCAGCAAAAATCTTGTGAGTGAGTTGAAAACTTTTGTTGCAGTTGGGGGCAGTTTTGAAGCCAAATTGGGCGAAACAGATGACTTAGTTATGGCAATGATGCTGGCTGTTCGAATGGTGCAAGCACTACAAAGTTTTGATGCTAGCCTAGACGAACACGTAAAAGACATGGATGAGTACATACAACCTATGCCCTTTATAATGACTATGGGCTAAATATAAAATACAGGTATACCTATGCGCGAATTAGATAAAATTGCTACCAATTTGTTTGACAAAATACGTAGTCGCTTTGAGAATGTTAGTATCGGCGACGAAACAATTAAACGAACCAGTAACCCCGAACAGGCACGATTCTTTAATTTTGACTATGTTGATGCCAGCGGCAAAAACTATGGCAACGTAACAATCAGCATTGTTGATGACGAAAGTCTGAAAGTTTATTTCAGTAAGAACATCACTGACCAGCTTGAAGATGAAGAACAAGATCAATGGTTTGATTTCTTGAGAGGATTGAGAAATTTTGCTAAACGCAATTTTTTGACATTTGATGCAAGAGACATTACAAAGAGCAATTTAGATCTAAGAGACTTAAAACAACAAAGCAAAGCAGATGCTACATTCACAGACAAAGATGTTACTATGAACGAAAGTCGCATGTGGGGAACAAGTCGTAGCAGTTACCAAGAATGCGGGCCTGCTAAAATTATTGTACGCCACAGTGCTAACATCAGCGACGATATTCACGGTGCCCGTAGCCGTAATATTGAGAGTGTTTTTATTGAAAACAGCCTAGGAGAACGAAGACTACTGGACTTCAAGAATCTGCACGGTGCTCGTGCTATGGCACGCCATGTCAGTGAAGCCGGTAGCATTGACGATGAAATTGGACAATCCATTACTGAAATGGTACACGAAATGAATGCAATGGCCCATTTTGTGAGAGAAGCCAAGCGTCGTCAATTTGAAGATGCTGAAACCGACATGATGGCCAAGAGCGCTATTCGTCGTTATGGTGAACTAAAGTCAAAGCTAAAACACCTAGGCGGTAAGCGTGGTTACGATAGTTACAAAGAAGAGTATAGTCCAAGCCCAGTGGTAGAAGATGATATTGATGTAGATGCATTACGCGAACGTTTTGTTAAGAAAATATATGACGACCGTTTTAATGATGCTCTACCCTATGTGTACCGAGCATATAAAGAACAGCAAGACAGTATTCGTACACCAATGGGCGAGGAATTTGAGTCCTGGGTTAATGAAATTTCCGAGGACAGTTTTGAAAGTGACGATGAGCGTTTTACCAAACTGCAATCCGTAATGGCACAACCTTTGTTGGTGGGACAAGACGGTCTTGACGCCGTATATGCGTTAGAGCAAGTGTTTGGTAATGATTCGGGTTGGAGCGACCTTGAGCACACACTAACTGAACTAGGACGCGGTCAGGGCCCAGACGTTGATGGGCGTCAAGCTACTTTGGATTGGATGCGAGCAAACGATATGAAGTTCATCGCCGACCAAATTGAGCAGAGTCTCCGGGAACCAGCTGCTGGACCAGACACACAGGCACAGCCAGTTCAACCTGAGCAGCCTACAGCAATGACTGGTACAACTGGTATGGACCAAGCCCCAACTGAAAGTGCTGACCCACTTGAGTTCATTCGCAAGTTAGCTGGTTTGAGCAAATAAAAAATCTCAACTTCATCAAAAGGCACAAATATTTGTGCCTTTTTTCTTGAAATCATAAATACTATTGTTATATACTAGCACGGTGCTAGAATATATCTAGGCATTAAAAAGACCATCTTAATTTATAAAGGACATTTATCATGGCAATGACATTAGCAGAAATTCGCGCAAAACTTCAAGCTCAAGAAAACCGCAGCAGCGGCAATCGACCACAAGGCGACAACGCCATTTACGCACACTGGAACATTCCAGAAAACACAACAGCTCGCGTAAGATTCCTACCCGATGCAGATCCTAAGAACTCATTCTTCTGGGTTGAACGAGCAATGATTAAATTGCCGTTTGCCGGCATCAAGGGACAATCGGACAGTAAGCCTGTTGTAGTACAAGTTCCTTGCGTTGAGATGTGGGGCGAGTCATGTCCTATCTTGGCAGAAGTACGCACATGGTTCAAGGATCCTAACCTTGAAGAAATGGGTCGTAAGTATTGGAAGAAGCGTAGCTACTTGTTCCAAGGATTTGTACGAGACAATCCTCTTAGCGACGACAAAACCCCTGAGAATCCTATCCGTCGATTCATCATTAGTCCACAGATCTTTAACTTGATCAAGAACGCATTAATGGACCCCGAAATGGAAAACCTGCCCACTGACTACGCAGGTGGTCTTGATTTCAGCATCAAGAAAACCAGCAAAGGTGGCTATGCTGATTACAATACCAGTACCTGGGCACGTAAGGAATCTGCTCTAACAGCAGACGAAGCAGCCGCAGTGGAAACACACGGTTTGTATAACCTTGCTGACTTCTTGCCCAAGAAGCCCGGGGATGTTGAGCTCAAAGTTCTTAAAGAAATGTTTGAGGCAAGTGTAGACGGCCAACCTTACGATCCTGATCGTTGGGCCAACTACTTCAAGCCAGCTGGTTTCCAGTCTGGTAATGGCAGCACTGGTAGTGATGACGAAGTAGCTACAAAAGCTACTCCTGTTCCTACTCCGGTAGCAAAAGCTCCAGTAGCAGAAGATCCTCCGTTTGATGTTGATGAGCCCGAAGCTCCAGTAGCAAGTGCTCCAGTACAAGCCAAGCCTTCTACTCAACGTGCCGAAGACATTCTGGCAATGATCCGTAATCGTCAGAAGCAATAAGCCGCATAAGCCAAGTACGAAGATATAGACCGGCAGAAAGATAAACTGTGCGGGTCACGTACTTGGCTTTTTATTTCAATAAGGACAATAATCATGGGTAAACCATTTGATGTAAGTAAATTTCGTAAAACAATTACTAAAAGCATTGACGGAATCTCTGTCGGCTTCAACGATCCAACTGATTGGATCTCCACCAACAACTACGCTCTTAACTATCTTATTAGCGGGGATTTTAACCGTGGTATTCCAATGGGTAAAGTTACAGTGTTTGCTGGGGAATCTGGTGCTGGCAAATCATTTATCTGCTCTGGAAATCTCGTTAAGAACGCTCAACAACAGGGCATTTATGTTATTCTCATCGATTCTGAAAACGCATTGGACGAAGCGTGGTTACACGCTCTCGGTGTCGATACTAGCGAGGACAAACTCCTTAAACTTAATATGGCGATGATCGACGACGTCGCTAAAATGATTAGCGAGTTTGTTAAAGAGTACAAAACACTGCCAGAAGATCAGCGCCCCAAAGTGCTGTTCGTGCTAGACTCGCTGGGTATGCTACTAACGCCAACTGACGTTAACCAATTCGAAGCTGGTGACTTGAAAGGTGACATGGGTCGTAAGCCTAAAGCACTAACAGCACTTGTTCGTAACTGTGTAAACATGTTTGGTGATCTAAACATTGGCTTGGTGGCAACAAACCACACCTACGCAAGTCAGGATATGTTCGACCCAGATGACAAGATCAGCGGAGGGCAAGGCTTTATCTATGCTAGCTCTATCGTTGTAGCTATGCGTAAGCTCAAACTCAAAGAGGACGAGGACGGCAACAAGATTAGTGAGGTTAAAGGTATTCGTGCCGCATGTAAGATCATGAAAACACGCTATGCCAAACCTTTCGAAAGTGTACAGGTCAAGATTCCTTATGAGTCTGGCATGAATCCGTATAGTGGTCTAGTTGATTTGTTTGAGGGTAAAGGTTTGTTGGCCAAAGAAGGAAACAGTCTTAAATACACACTAGCAGACGGTACAGTTATCAAACAATTCCGTAAAGCATGGGAACGTAACGAAGACGGTAGCCTGGACAAAGTCATGGTAGACTTTGCAGCCAACCCACACAATGCCAATGTACCACAACCTGCTGAAGAAGAGGAAACAGCATAATGAGTATCGAAGTTGAAGTCCTTAGCGAAGCGTATACTATACTAAAACAGTATATTCCTTCTAAAGACCGTCAAGAAGCCGCAGACAATTTAATAAGTGTAATGGTAGATCTTCTCAATGACGAAGAGCTAAAAGAACTAGGAGGCACAGATGCCGCTCTGGGCAGGGCACTCAAAGAGTATGCCGGTGATAATGAGGACGAAGACGAAGATTACGAATACGACGAATAATGTGGTATAATCGTGTTATAGCAGACCTGGGAGAAATCCCAGGTTTCATTATCTATTACGAAGGCGAGCTTGCA